TTTTCTAAATCATCCACCATAGGATTATGTAAATCCATAATTTTGTAGTTTTTACGAAGATTATCTTCTTCAAATACTACGCGAGAATAGATAACGTGTTCCTTGTGTTTTTCTCCTGCAATCTCGATTATGTCATCTAGTGTAAGTTTTCTTTGACTTAGTTCGGGGAATAGTTTGTGGAGTTTTTTCTCGCCTAAACCTTTAATCCCAGGAACCTTATCAGAAGAATCCCCCATCAAAACCTTATAAAGAATAAAATTTTCAGGTAATACCTTGAATTTATTTATAACAGTCTCAGGAGTGTAATAGTCCTTTTCAATTGGTCTATACACGCAAATCCTATTATTAACTAATTGAATAAAATCTTTATCACTTGATACAATAAATGCCCTTGAGTCATCATTTTCTTGTGTGATCTTCGTGGCCAAATGCGCGATAATATCATCGGCCTCTACTTTATCAAGGGCTATGGTTTTAACGGGGAGACACTTCAAATAATCGATTAATCTTACAATTTGATCTATTTTAGCATCGTGCTCATCTCCTACATTTTCAAAAATTTCCCAATTAGTAATACGAGACTGATGGCGACCTGCCTTGTATTCTGATAGGACATTTTTACGATTCATTGATGAATTTTCTCCATCAAATATAACATACATAGAAGTTGGTTGTATGGCGTTTATTAGAGTCCCCAACGAACGGATAAAACCTCCTAATCCACCTACATGAATGCCTTGCTGATTAACAATATTCAGCATTGCAAAGTTTCTAAAAAATAGATTTAGACCATCAATAAATAAAACTCTTTCATGTGGTGAGGAGGTAATCTCCTGCTCCTTATCCATATTGTTGAGGAGCTCTAATAAATCTTTATTTGCCATAATTTAATCTGGTTCTTGCTCGTATGTAACTTCGGGTACGACTGAGTCTACTTCCTCGACAATATCAAAATTACCTCCACCTAGAATCTTTGCCCATTCTTTAGCATGAGATTCTTTATAGTTTTTAAGTGACTTATCACTATCTTCTATAAATCCGTGTGGAGTCATAATGATACGACCTTTGGTTGTAGTACCATTGATGTGGTTTTTATCAATTTGCAGATTAGTACGTTTAGCAAATTCTACTTGCTTACCATCCTTAATTGCTTTAATCTTGGAGGTGCCCGCATTTGAAATATTACCAAATGTTGCTACAAATGTTGCATCATACCACATTGTAAAACCACCTTTATTCATCAATTTAGGCATTGACATAGGGGTTTCTGGTTTAGCAGTCCATACCTTATTAATAGCAACAAGCGTATTAGTATAAGGTGAAGATTCTTTACGGGACATTACAACTTTTTGGTTTACTACATTACCAAATTGAGTTGACATTGCACCTGCGTTCCATTCGTTGTTGTTTTTCTTTTTTTCAACACTCATTTGACAAGGAACGGATCCAATACTATCCCACAAGAACAATAGATCATAAGGTAGATTACCTTTCTTTTGCTCATCTAACAAATCTAGGATGAAAGCAGCTACATCTTCAATTGTGTGAAGAGTTTCTCTATCAGCGTAAATAAAATCACCCTGATAATCTAGTAACTCACCTGTTTCCTCATCCCAAATTTCTTGAACATCAAGACCCATTTGCATTGCATGTTCCCAATTCCATTTCATCTCTGTAATGATGAATATAGGTAACACTTTAGCTTTTTGGGCAGAAACCGCAGCCTCAATCAAGGCTGTGGTTTTGCCCGTATCGGAGTGACCTCTTAGGAGACATACGTGTCCCATTGGAATACCAGGTACAGAGGTTACTTCTTGGAAAGCTTTAGAAAGCGGAATCCACTGTTGAGGTTTAAACTTAACATTACCACCTAATCCTTTTTTGTTCTTAAAACTATTAAGATCAAAATTAGATTTTAGCTCAGCAGAGACTGCTGCCGTTAGAGATTTACTTGCTTTTCTAGGCATAATTAAAATGGCAGGTCATCATCCTCGTTTTCAAACAAGCTATCAAACTTATCAAGTTTAGTTTGCTTAACATTTGAAGCTGAGGTGTTAAGTGAATAGTTACTCTTTGGAGTATCTGCTTCTTTCTCATCATCAATGATATCACCTTCTTGAGGTGAATCCTCAGGAGTCAACCAAGCCTCAAGATTGGATTTCATCTCATCGTAAGGGATTTGCTTAAATACTTCTTTAGGATCTTTTTGGTTTTCCAACCAACTCTCTACTTTAGAAGCATCAGCATCAAGTGGAGATACTTTCATTGAAGGAGATGCTGTAGTACGATTGTACTTAGTACCTGTCATCTCGGGACCTTCAGTATTGAGTTTAATATCACGTCCTGAAGCCACATCAGTGAAATCACCTACTTCCTCATCCATAGCCATTTGAAGGAATGAAGAGTACAATTCTTTACCAAACTGCCAAATCTTAACACCTTCATCTTCCATACCACGAACGATAACAGGAGCAAAGTAACGAACTTTTGGTTCGAGCTTTTTAGCCAATTTCCAATTCTCAGGTTGGTCTGTTTTACGAAGTTGTTTAGCAAACTCTACAAGTGGATCTTTTTCATCAAAGTTAATTGGAGAGATCATTACAGGTCTTCCAATACCATAATGAAAATACAATTCACTAAATGGAGTTGATTTGTTAAACTTAGAGGGAACAATACGAATTACTTGTTTCCCAATTGATGGTTTCCAGAACAATGATTTACCATTGTTATTGTTTCCAGAGGAGGGTTTTTCCAGCGCCTCTAGTCGCTGTTTGATTACATCTAAATCCATGTATAACTTATTTTTTGTTTACAACTAAATATAAGAACCTTAATTTCACCTACCAACCTAAAGTTCGATGATGGTGTGGATCTTTGTCTTTAATTCTTTGAGTTCGTTTTGTTGGGTCAATAAAATGGTATTTCTGTAGTGTTGCCAATTTACTCTAAAACGTGGGTCTACTACTCCATCATTCAACCTTTTAATAAGCTCATTTAAAGCATTGATAGTGTATAAGGTGTTACTATCTTTTTTTCTATGAACTAAAATCGTATTCGGAGGAATACTTGAAACATTAGCCTGATCTACATTGTAAGTAACAACATATTCATTGTTGCTCTTGACATGCAAGACAAACATTTTATTGTACATTATACTATATTGGGATTGGAGCTCATTTATCAATGAATCCAAGTCCTCTAGGGTCGTAAATGTACAAAACAATTTATTATTCAAGTCTATATAATTTTGGGATGGACTAATGTCTGACCCATACATATAGTCATATTCAGTTAAAGTCGTAGTTGCTTCCATTTTTTTCTTTAATTTGTAACTTTAATTTATTAAAAACCTTTTTTATTTGTTCTAATACATCTAATTCTCCCTCATCCACATCGAATAAAAACGAATCGTATGTATATAAAACTAATTTAGTGTTCTTACCTTTTAACACCCTAAATATACGAAACAAAATTTCAATATTCAAGCTTGTTTCCATATTTTGTAAAACATAGTTGAAAAGTTTTTGTGGATTCATCTCCTCCAATTCATCTTTTCTAAAAACATAATTAGAGATAGGGCATGTTATTGAGCCCGTGGTCTCAAATTCTTCCCAAATCGTACGTATATACTCAGATGTTGCTTTAAAGAATGGTAAATCCTTATATTGTTTAAAAACCCCTCCGTATAGTTGTTTAAATGTTAATTCTTTGGCTTTGGCGTAGTCAACTCCATACATACTTGCAAAGCTTTTATGTATATCGCCATCATCAAATTTAAAATCAACAAGCATCCCGCAAAGAGTAGGATGATAGGCACTAATATCAAACTCCACAAAATTATCATTGTGTGGTATAAAACTCTTCCTACAACCGTTTTCTTTGGAGAGGGCTGCATAGTTGACTCCATTAAATTTATTAGAAGGTCTTGTAGTGAGTGTTTTAAAGTTATAAACTGTGTGAGTAAATTCGCTCTCAATTTGGTGAAAGTGTTTTTCAAATTCATTTTTATCTATTTTTATGCCATTTCGTTCAATGGCGTTAAACACTAATGTAGCTTTGTCATTATAAAACGGATTTACGCGGGAATTAATGCGGTGCTCCAAATCCTCATATGTCTGCTCGCAAACCTCATAATGTTTGGTAATTGGCACGATTTGGTTTACTGTTAAAAGATCGGGGAATCTTCTATATAAAGTAGTGTGTGCTGTTGTTTGAGGAGGTATATACGGAGGAGATTGGAGTGTTATGTCTATAAGCTGCTTAAATATTGTATAATGTAGGAATTCTTTTTTATCTCTTACATATAGTTTGTCTAATCCTTTTAACCATAAATATACCTCATCTTCAAATAAGCTTTCACATTCGGGGTGAGAGATAGGTAGAATGTATCCCTTGTGACCTACAATGGGTCTTACGTAAAAGGCACAAATTGAGTTTTGGGAAGGGTGTTGGTAAGGATTATTTGGGATAATCTCTACAAATACTTCTT